ACACGATCCAGAAGTAGTATTTGCTGTATGTGTATTTTCAGATGGACATTTAATTGACCATAAAGGTGCAGATAATATGTCCGATTGCTTGAAGACTAAAAGAGAAGTTGAAAAACTTTGGAGAAATAGAGCAGAAGGTACAGATAGCGTAGAGATTAATGGTATCACGTATCAAATACACGGTGACTCATTAAACTTTATGTGTGATTTAGTTGACGCAGAAGTACATCATTACGAAGATGGTACTTGGGAAATAGTTAAGATACTAGGCAAACATAAAAAAGACGAGTAATAAATGGCAATAGAGAGAGTACAAACACCTAGAGGTGAGCGAACTAGAGATACCGAAACAGGTAGGTTCGTTTCTAACTCAATAAAAGAATTTGCAGATAAGGTTGTAGATGGCCAAAAAGCTGCAGCTGATTCCATAAAAGGTGTTGTTCAAACACTTCAACAAAAAGTAGGCGGGGCTATAGTACCATTTGCTTCAGGTACAACTGAAGCATTTGCTAACGAAAGAACTGACCCTCAAGGTGTTATGGCTATGTCAATGGGAGACCATTTAGTAGAACTTGGTGATAGAATAGTAGATGAACTTTACAATATGGGTATGTTTTTAGGTCAATCTATACAAGACGCAGCTACACAAATTGTTGATGGTGTATCAAGTGTTTTTGGACAATTGTTAGATTATGAGAAAGATAAAGATAGAATGGCAAAAGACCAAAGCTCAGAATTATTAAAAGAAGGTATTGGTTCTGGTTCTGGTGGAGATGAATTTACAGATGAAGGTCCAAAAATGAAAGCAGACGGTTTTTGGAAAGGTCTGATGGCAGGTGTAATAGCATTAAAGGCAGCGATGTTGGCAAGATTGGCACCAATAATTAAATTTTTTGGTAAAACAGGACCTTTTGGTAAGATATTAGCAAGATTAGGAGTTTTAGGTGCATTATTAGGAAGATTTGGTCCATTAGGTTTATTAATAACGGCTATTATGCTTATTATGCATTATGCAGACGATTTAAAAGAAGCATTGGCTCCTGTAATAGACGCAATCAAAGTAGTAATAGAAGAATTAAAACCTATATTAGCCGCCTTAATGGTGGTAGGAGACCTTATGATAAAGTCAGGTATTGCTATTATAGGTGCAGCTTTAGAAATTGCATTTTTAACATTGGCAGAAAGTTTAAAAGCATTTAAAGATGTAATAGTAGGTCTTGGTAAGATAGCAAAAGGTATATTTACACTTAATCCTGATTTAATTAAAGAAGGTTTTGAGCAGATAGTAGGTGCATTTAGAGAATGGTGGAAGGCCGTCACCAAAATTGTAATAGATACATTTACTAAATTAGGTGATAAATTAGGAGAGATATTTGGTATAGAAGACTTTAATGAAAAAGTAATGGAAATAGCTGGTAATGTTTTTGGTCCATTATGGATTTCACTTCAAGCTATTGTAGACAATATTAAGGCCATATTTAATGGTGAAGAAGTGTTAGAAAATCTTAAAGGTTTAGTATTTAATTTAACCGATGTTATATTGTGGCCAATTAATCAAGCAATTATTTTGATTGGTAAAATGTTTGGTTGGGATGGAACATATGACGGCGAACCTTTTAGTATACAATCTTGGATTTCTGGTAAAGTAAGAGAAATATGGGAAGGAATAAAAAGTTTCTTCTCTTTTGATTTACCAGAAATGCCTAAATTTAGATTACCTAGTTTTGCAGAAGTATGGGACAAAATGGTGGCAGCTGTATTACCAGAACCAGATGGTTGGTTTGGAAGTTGGTTCTATAAGTTTTTCCCTGGTTTAAAAACAGCGGCTTCGGATGCTGTATCATCAACTAACGTAGCAAAATCATATGATAGTATTGTAGAACAAACAAGTGGTGATACGGTTTCAAATAATGTTGATAATTCTAAAGTTAGTAAATTGGCAAAAACTGAATTAGAAGATAATAGTTTCAATCTTATAAACAGCAATTCAGGCAATATGATGACTAACAATAAATCAGATAGCAATACTATAATGGCAGTTAATTTGAAAAAAGAGAAATATCACGTTGATCCTTGGGGAGAAACAGCCGCATAATGTTAACAATATTAGAAAAAGCAAAAAGCAGATTAAAACATTTAACATTAGCAAATGGTAAGAAATTTGTTAGACTATCTGTTAAAGGTGGTGGTTGTGCTGGTTTTGGTTATGATTGGTCATTTGAAAATGACAAAAATGAGAAAGACATACTCATAGATGATTTATTACTAGTGGATCAAATATATGAAATGTATATAATGGGTATGCAATTAGATTATAAAGATGATGTATTTGGTGCTAATTTTGTATTTAATAATCCTAATGCCAAATCCTCTTGTGGTTGTGGCACATCCTTTTCTATTTAAAGCCTAATTGTTTTTCAGTAATTAATTTAAATTGCATATTATTTTTATTACAATATGCTTTTGCAGCTGACCATTTGGCTTTGTTTTTGATATAGTTAAATGATTCACGCATAAATGATTTAGTTTTGCGTTTAGGTGTTTTAGGTCTAACTATTTGTCTTGATGGTTTAATTTCTATCATATACTTTGAATTGTTAATTGTCTTGATAACAAAATCTGGAAAGTATCTATGAAATTTCTTGTCAATAGGATTATAATATCTGATAGGCAATTCTTCACTTGCCCAATGTAATATATCAGGATTTAGGTCGCAATAACGCATAAACCTACGCTCTAATAATGACCTGTATACAATCATATTAGGATCACCAACATACTTTTTTGGGTGTTCTGGTTTGTATATTCCTTTATAACTCTTCTTCATAATTTGCTTCTAAACCATATAAATAGTAATAACATATAGGAATATTTAGTCAATGGGATTTAAACCTTTTAAAAGTTTAGTAAAAAATTTAGCTACACCGTTCTTGAATAATGCAATAAACAACGCTGTTTCAAGCTTTACTAGTGGTGTAAGTGGTTCACAAGCAAAAGTGGCAGCTCAATTATTAAAGAAATCGCCATTTGAGGTTGCAGATAGCGAACAAGAAGGATTGAAAAGAGATCCATTAGCATTTTCACACGTACAATATCCATTAGATTTAGGTTCAGCAGAATACGGACACTATATACTGTTCTATACATTTGCCAATAATTTTTCAAGAGCAGGTAATAAGGATATGGCAGTATCACAAAAATTAGGATTTACTACTGACCAAGGAGATGGTGAGGATAATGTATTGGATAATATTAAAAGTTTAAGAGGTGGTAATACTCAAAGAGGTGTTAAAATGGATAATTCCATTTATGCAGAATTACCTACACACTCTACTATGACAAGTGCCATTGCATTATATATGCCACCAGGAACTAGTGTATCTTATACCAATACATATGAAAATGAAGCAGCAGAATTATCTGGTGATGTTGTAAAAACAATAGGAAAAATGAATGCTTCAGCTGAAACAGAAGGAAAAGTTAAAGCAGTTATTGCTGGTGTTACCGCTGGTTTAGGACAATATGGTAAGAACATTTTAGGAGAGGCAGTATCTATGATAGGTGCTGGTGATCCAGCTAAAGTTGCTACAAAAGCATTTGGTATGGCAGTTAATCCTAACCAAGAACAATTTTATGTAGGACCAAATTTTAGAAACTTTAATTATACATTTGACTTTTGGCCTAGAAGTAAAGAAGAATTAAAAGCAGTAGAAGATATTATATTTTTATTCAAATATCACTCACATCCAGATTTAGATTTCAATAAAGCAGGTGGTCGTTTATTTACAACTCCTAGTGAATTTGAAATCCAATATGCTCATTTAGAAAAAGCTAACCAACACTTAAATAAAATATCAAGATGTGTATGTACAGGTGTTGATGTAGGATATGGACCAGAAAATCAATATAGTACATTTAAACCTGATTCAAAAGGTGCAGCTCCAGTAACCTATTCATTGTCATTGAAATTTACTGAACTAGAAATAATGACTAAAGATAAAATTTATAGAGGATTTTAATGTCTGCTTATTTTCAACAATTTCCTAAAATGTTATATGACCTTAAAGGTAATGACAATTTTAAATTAGTTCCAGATATATTTCGTAGAATAAAAGTAAGGTCTAAAATGAAAGATAATTTATCTATGTTGGATAAATTTGATATAGATAGTGGAGATAGTCCTGAATCAGTTGCATATAAAGTATATGGTAATACAGATTATTTTTGGGTAATTTGTTTATTGAATAATATTGTAAACAGATTTTATGATTGGCCTTTAGATGAGTACTCATTCCAAAAATACATTAGTGAAAAATATACAAATCCTGACGCAATACATCATTATGAGAAACCACAATCTAGTGGTGAAACAGAAAGTCAAGGTCCTGGAGACTATTCTCATATGATTGAGGTTAATAGTACTGTTGTTGGAGCACAAGCAGTTTCAAATGCTGAATATGAGAGAAGAATCCAAGATGAGAAAAGACAAATACAAATATTACAGCCTCAATATCTATCAGCATTCGTTTCAGAATTTAGAAAGTTGATTAGAAAATAATGATATGTCAAATCCACACCAAATAACACAAGCTGGTGAATACCAGATAGACACAGCAGAAATAATATCTTACAGAATACACGGAGAAGAAAATGAACCGTATAGAATGGATATTAGAGGTATCATATTAACAATAGAAGTTATAGAAGATATATTTTCTCCTACTATTATGGGTACTATAACTGTATACGATACCCAAGATGTTAGAACGGTATTACCTATTACAGGAATGGAGAAATTGAATTTAAAATTTAGCACACCAGGAACTCCTGGTATAAATGCAATAGAAGGTGATGGTTATCCATTTCAAATACATAAAATAGAAGAGGTTAGAGTAGATGAAAAGAATCCAAAAGGTCAAGCATACATAATACATTTTTGCTCTGTTGAAGCATATACAAATGGAATAACTAGAGTATTCAGCGCTTTTGATAAACCATTAGAGACCAATGTTAATACAATATTAAGACAAAAGTATCAAGGATTGGATACTAAAAAACCATTATACTATGAACCAAGTAGAACAAATACAAAATATGTTTGTCCTTCATTAAAACCATTTTCAGCAATACGCCAAATGGCAAAGTATACACAATCAGCGTTATACGACAACGCAGGATACTTATTCTATGAAACACACCAAGGATATTTTTTAAGAAGTTTTGAATCAATGATGGCAATGGGTGGTGCAATTGCCAGACCAGAGAAATGGCATTACAAATATCAAGTGGCCAATGTTAGACCACAAAATCAAGATGTAAGACCAGTTAGATTTGATATGAGAAGTGTTATTAAATATGATTTTACAAATCCTGTTAGTGTATTGGAAGGTATTAATGCTGGTCAATTTGCAAGCCTATTAATAACCCACGATGCTTTTTATAAGAAATACAAATATCATAATTACAATTACAAAGAACAATTTGGTAAGCATTTTCATACTGAACACGATAATGGAAAAAGACCAAAAGATAAAATGGTAATACCTGAATATAAAATAGATGGATTAAGAGCATTATACGAAACTCCTGGTTCTAAACATATGTTGAAATCAGAAACAAGTAAAAAACACAATCAGTTTGAATCAGCAGATCCAGCAAGTAATTTTAATTTACAGCATAAGATATCACAAATAGCGACAATCAAGAATAGAAATTTAGACCTATTAGTATTTGGTAATAGTTTATTATTACCAGGAGATATTATTAGATTTGATGTACCTATGATGACACCTTTAGGTCACAATAAGAAACAAGAAATGAATCCATACGATAGTGGAAGATATCTAATAACTAGAGTAAAACACCTAATATCAACTTCTTCTGGAAGGTATGAGCAAGTACTTAATTGCTTTAAGGACAGCGTCCAGACCCCTTATCCGAAGGAGAAAGACTATATATCCACGCAAGATAAGAAAGGAAAGAACTCTAATATATACGAAGAAGATAAGACTATATTGTCTACAGGTGGATTATTGGAGATGATGTAATATGATTAAACTTGCAGACTTTCCGAGAGACTCGAAAATTTTTAGAGATTCGCCGTTTCCAGAGGCTAGGCGTGTAAGACTATATCAGCTGGCCATAATAGAACATATGACAGATAGATACAATATGATAGAGAGAACATTTAGAGAACATCTATGGTATTCGCTTGACTTTGTGAGAGAACTAGATTATATCAGAGCAATACTGAAACAATCAAAGTCTATACGCCAGCATATCTATGGTGTCCAATGTAGTCTCCGAGATTTAACAGACTTACGCAAAGTCAGCGCAAAGGTACGCAATGGGGGCCTGCGTAGTCGCCATTACACGCAATCTATTTTAGACGAGGTGCGTAAAGGTATTCTAAATAGTTTCGTAATGCGTATATGCGGCTTTTTAAAAGAAAACAAATATAGGAATTTTTTATGAAAGACAATAACTTTTTAGGACGGAATGATTTTATCTGGTTCTCTGGCGTAGTAGAAGATAGAAAAGATCCACAGAAAACTGGCCGTGTGCGAGTACGTTGTCTTGGCCATCATACGCAAGGTACTAGTGAGTTGCCAACGGAAGATTTACCTTGGGCGCAAGTTATTATGCCATCTACATCGCCAGGCGTAAGCGGACTAGGCCAGTCGCCAAGCTTTTTGGTTGAAGGGGCCTGGGTCTTTGGATATTTTAGAGATGGTGATAGTTGCCAAGAGCCAGTTGTAATTGGCAGTATGCCTGGCCATCCAATGGATTATTCTATAGATTTTTTAGGTTTCAATGATCCAAATGGTATCTATCCTAAATACAAAAATGAGCCAGATGTAAATAGACTGGCGATTAACAATCCTGACTTGCCTCACGGTTCGTTAACTTTGCGTAAAGCAGTACGTAAAACAAATATACCGACAGCAGACTTTAACGCATTAAAGGCCGCTGATGATTCTGATATATTTGCCTCCGATGGCGACCAATGGTCCCAGCCAGAAATTCCATATGGCACAATCTATCCATATAATCACGTATACGAAAGTGAAAGCGGCCACCTTATGGAGTATGATGATACACTAGACAATGAGAGAATATATCAGGCGCATAAAACTGGAACGTCTTATGAAATATCTCCTGATGGTACAAAAACTGAAATAATCAAAGGCGACCATTATAACATAACATTAGGTAAGAGTCAAGCCGCAATAGAAGGCCAGTCAGATATATCAATAGACGGCCGCCATAAAGTCTATATCAATAAAAGCGGATCGGCCAATAACCATTACGATATACAAATAGGTCCGAATTCAAATATTAATATACAAGTAGATAAAGGTAATATTAATCTGGTCACCGTAGAAGGCAATATCAATATAAACAGCGGTGGCGATTATAATTTAAAAGTGGCTGGTAATTATACAAGTAAAATACTTGGTAATAAAACAGAAACTATTGAAGGTACTAAAACAAGTAATACTACTTCATCGGTAATTCATAGAGGTTCTACAATAGACCTTAACCCATAATCCTCCAAGTCGCCATATGGCTGCCTGACAGAAAAGGGCTATTGTTTAACTCATAAAAAAATTTAATCTATAAATGCAATAACAATCATTAGATATATCCTTAAATCATTATTTAATTTTTTCCTAGGAAATCCGCCGACTATAAAAAGCCTCTCCAAAGTTGTTTCCAATAAATAGTATTATAATGGCTATTTCAAGAAAAGATTACGAAGACTTAAAAGAGTATTGGGACTTTCAGCGTCTTATAGAATATAACAAAGAGAAAGTACAACTTATGGTTAAGAGAACAGTAGGTCGTGTTTACAATGAATTTGGTATGATGTCGGAAGATGAGTTATTTAATGGTATATGGTCTAAACTTCCACAAGACGCATATGAACAACCTACTACAGATTGGATTCCACAAAACGAATCTTACAGATTTGAATGGGAACCTGAACCTGGTCCTGCTCGTATAGAATATAAGAATCCTTATAGTGGTAAGTCTGGTCGTAAAGTAGTCTTACGTGCAAAGGAGAAATTAGACGATAATATAGATGACATTTAAAGAGTTAATATTAATGTTTGTTATATTGTTTCTTATATCAACAGCGTTAGGTTATTATCACGGAAACTTATGGTTTATGTAATATGAGAAAATTATTAAAAAGAATAGGAAGAAAAATACCACTTAATATACAACTTATACTATTAGGTATACTAGCATTTTTATTCAACTGGAAAACGTGGGCGTTCTATATCTTTCTTGGTATTGTATTTACGTTAGTGTTATTAGACGCTGGTATAGTTAAAGCGTTTATGGTTATACCTATTATGTTTGGTTTAAAATGGCTTGGTCGCTTATTCTGAAAAATCAAACTTTTATATATATGTGTGTAGACACTCCAGAGAATGCTGCTAAGACTCTCTAAAGACATATCACAGCGAATCCGCAAAAAAAATCAAAAAACTGAATAAAAAATAAAACGGCCGAATCTTGCGAATCTCGGAGAATCTTTAAGGGTCTATGAGATATTTTGAGTTTAACTTACGCCGTATAAATAGTAGTATGATTGAAGTGAAAGAAATAACACAATTAGAGGCATTGAAATATATGGCTGCTAGATACTTTGATAATGTACTTAACAAAGCTTCCAACAAATTTAACATTTACATTTTACACACGATTAACGGCAATTACGAATTAAAAGGTAATGACGAAACTAAAGATATGAAAGGTGAAGTCTTTAGATGGTGCGATAGAGCTAAGAATAGTTGGATTGGTGCTTATGAAAATGGTGTCTGTGTTGGTGTACAATGGTTTAGACTTTTAGAAACGATTGGTTGGATGTATGATGGTTATAGACACGGAGAAAGTAATGAGATTATTATTAAGATGAGTAATTGGTTATATAGTAAAACTAAACATAGAATTAAAATCAATTATTCAGATATTACAGAAGGCGATATGATATGGGCAGATAAAGATGAACCATTAACTGTAAAAGATTTAGAAGAAAAAGCAGGTTATAAAGCTTGGGCTTGGGTAGATTATCCAAATTACAATGCTTATTATAGAGTTAATATGTTAAAAGATATTATTAACGATCCAAGTAAGTTTGATAATAAAGAATTAACAAAGAAACCTTTACGATTAACTTTTCTTAAAAGACTAGGTGATTTAGATGAAGGTTTAAAAGATTACACATTAAAGGACTAACAATGAAATACTTTTTATTAGGTATGTTTATTGCAATGACTTATATAGGAACATTTTATTTAGGTTATATATTTTCAATAGATATATTTGAATTAATCTGTTTTAGAACTGATTTACCAACGTTATAAATAATAATAAACGGAGATTAAATTATGGACAAAGAAGCATTCGCTCAAATGATAGCGCAACAAGAAGATAGTGGTAATGTGAATCCTAACGGAAACATATATGCCGCCACTTACGATTTTGAATCAAGTCCTAAAGAAGACTTTTTAGATGATATCGCAAACAACACACCAAACGAAAACCAATTTAAAGAATATTGTAGTAAGAAGTATGATAAGCACTACATTAAAAAAATGCCTAGACTCACAAATAAGGCACCAAAAGAAAAAGTAATTAATTTAAATAAGTACGAAAGATTTTGGGAAACATCAACACCAACTGGACATAAAATTACAATTTATTCGCAAGACAATACTTTATTAACAATTAATTGTAATTGGCCTAAAGATTATTATCCACGTTTACACAACATAGACAAGGAGAGATATGGTAAAAGAAGCACACAAAGAGTTAAAGCGAAAAGTAAATCTACAAGAAGAGGTAAGAAAAAACGATAGGTCTTATTCATCTTGGCAAGAGTTAAAAGATTTAAAGAAATTGAAGTTAAGAGCAAAAGATAATTTACAGTATGAGAAGAGAGGCAAGGTTAAAGTTAATAATTGAAAAACTAAATGATGGTTATCCAAAGTTTTTGAAACAGATACCAAAGAACGATATAAAAAAACTTAAATGGTTTTTTGATTTATTAGAGGAGTTAAAAAGATGTATGACGAAATGAATGGACTACAAGTGCTTTGGTATTTGTTAACAAACTGGGAAGAAGGTAAAGGTCTTTGGTTTATAATTGCAATTGCAATGGTTGCTTTATGTTTATCAATTATATCGGATAGATATGGCAATGATGTAAAAGTTAAACCAGAAGATTGGCATCCATATTAATAATGAAAATAAGTTGTTCAAGTAGAGCGAAAGAGCCAGGCGTTCCTATACAAGTACATTTAGATTTACACATAGAAAGAGCAAAAAGATTTGCTCCATTTAATTTTAAATATGAAGATATAGATTGTGTTTATGGACAAGTAGAAGAATATATTCCATTATATGGTGGAAGACCTGCATACTGGCCAGAAATAATGAAACACGATTTACCTTTTGTATATGATAATGGTATTGGTGTTAAATTAACTTTACAAAATAAAACACCAACAGAAGAAGCATATAAGAAAAGTAAATCAGCATTAAAAGAATATAATAGAAAAGGAAACGCTGTTATTGTTAATAGTGATAAGTTAGCAGAATGGATTAAAAATGATTTTTCTAATTATAATATAGAAGCAAGTTGTATACAAGATATTACTGATAATGAAAAGTTTGAAAAGAAAGCTGCATTAGGTTTATATGATACAATTGTTTTACCTATTCATTGTAATGATGATATGAAATTTATAGAAAGTATTAAAAGAAAAGATTTGTTAAGATTGTTTATGAATATAGAATGTTCTTATAATTGTCCTAGTAAGACTTGTTATGGAACAACATCTAAAATTAATTTAGAATTAAAAAGAAAATTTGTTTGTAGTTTAATACATCTAGGTCAAGAACGATCCTTTTATAATGATGATATAAAATGGGATGAATTTTATTTTGATTTAAAGAAATATGAAGCAATGGGTATAAATAAATTTAAGTTGGTTACGCCAATTGAACAACAACAAAGAACAGCATTAATGTATAAAAGAAATCATAATCAATTAGCAAAGTCAGTAGTATGAGATTAATACAACCAATATTCGCTAGTTATTCTACAAGAGAAACTGGACTAGGAGAAGATAATAAAATCTATAATGCGTGGAAAGAAGTTAATGAACGTGTTAAGAAAGATATGGATTTAGGTGTAAAAGAATTTCTTTTATTTTATATTCCAGAATTTAAATTAGGTGAGAAAGCAGATACACATAGAGGCAACGAACATATAGACGCTCATAAGTTTGACCAAGTGTGTGTTACCGCTGCCAGTCTTTCAAGAGATATACAACCAGAAAATAGATTGATTGTAGATTTATGTTTATGTTCATACACGCAAGATGGTCATTGTTGTATTATAGGTGACCAAGAAAAAACAGATAAGTTATTATTACAATCCGCAAAAGATATTTACACAGCGTCTGGTGCTACAATAGCGCCAAGTGATTGCCAAGATAATACGGTTAAAAATATTAAATCATTAAAAGATGGTAATATAGATGTTATGAGTTATAGTACAAAGTTTCGTTCTACTTTTTATAGAAACTGGAGAAGTGCTATGAAGATAGCAAAAGGTATTTACAGACCATATCAATTAGATGTTGATGATAGAGAAGGTGCAATTGAAAGGTCAGTAAAATATTCAAATGATGGTGCAGATGAATTAATGGTTAAACCAGGTATTACGAGTTTAGATTTAATTAAACCTATCAAAGAAGCAACTGGTAAACCTGTTGGTGCTTATCAAACATCTGGAGAATGGTTAGGTATAGGTGCTCCAGGCAGTTTAGAAGAAACTTATGATATATTCAAAAGAGCTGGTTGTGATTATATGATTACTTACGGAGCAAGGAGATTAGCGTCATTATATTCATAAATAGTAGTATGACGACTACGTATGAAATAATAGAAGACCTAGATATTAATTTAGAAGAGTTAAGAAAGTGTTATGAAGAGTTTAAAGAGAAAAAAGGTTTTTCTACAGATAACCCAGCAAATATAGATTTCAATGCTATATGCGTCAACCGTAAGCCTGGGGATCCAAAATCAATATCTGGTGGTAATGTCCGTGGAATCTATTGGACCCGTCCTGATGATTCAGGTAAAGAAGAACAAAGATGTGAGAAAGTTGAAGAAGAAGAATACACCGAAATATGTCCAGAATTTAAAGGAACGTATGTTCAAACTCTTTACGATTACTTAAAGTTAAGATTCAAACTAGGTCGTGTTCGTTTTCTAATGAAACCACCTAGAAGTTGTTTAAGTTGGCATAGAGATCCAGACAAAAGATTACATATTCCTATTACTACAAATAAAGGCTGTAAGATGGTTATTGAAGATGAAGCGTTCCATATGCCAGCAAATGGTAATGGTTATATAACTGACAATACTAGATATCACAATTTCTTTAATGGAGGCGAAACGCAAAGAGTTCACCTAGTTGCGGTGTTGTTAAATGACGAAAATGATGATTATTTTATGAAAGAAGATTATTAATCTTTTTCAGCGTACAATGCTTGAGAGTATAATGCTAAAATAAACATAGCAATACCTAATAATGATAATGCTCCACAAGCAAACCAATTATCGTTCATTGGAATACCTTTATAACCACCGTCAATTGCACCAACAGCGCCTATAAACATCAAAGTACCTAATATTGAACAAATAATTGTTGTATATTCATATAGTTTTTTCATAATGTTTCCTTTTTTTCAACTTATACGATAAATATATACTAAAAATACAAGAAAGTCAAGGGAAAAATTAAAAAAAATGCAAAAAATCAATATTTTTTTAATTCTTTGTTCTCTTTTTGTTCTAGTTTCTTGTGGAAATCTAAAAAATTGTAAATTTTCGCCTGATTATGAACGAATCGGTAAATCGGCAACTGAAAATGCAAATAATTTAATGGAAACCGACATAAGAAGTGCCATAGCTCATTGTAATTTCTAATATAAATATACTATTATGACATATTGCAATAATTGTGGGAGAAAATCCCATTGTGGAAAAATCTTATACGAAATGATGGAGACTTTTCGTTTAGAAATCTGTAAATTTTGTAGATGTGAAGATAAAAAATGTAAAGTGAAAAGGAATAAACAAGATGGCAAAGGAAAGAGTATTTAAATTTACCGATGGTAAAGAAATAAACGAAGAGATAACTTCTAATAGTTGGAAAAAAGCAGTTAAATCTTTTCAAAATAAAGTAAAAAGTAAATTAATCTATATTGAATGGATTAGTAAAAAAGGCGTAGAGATGACAAAATGGCAAACACTACCAATAGGTAGAGAAAAGAAGTTAGGTAAGTAATGGCAAATATTGATACGTTAGTTGAAGAGTTAGGAAAGTTAACTGTACTAGAAGCTGGTGAATTAGCAAAGAAATTAAGTAAAGAATGGAATATTGATTTAGATAATTTAGCACAAGCAGGCGCACCTGCTCAAGCAGCTGCTGAAGCTCCATCTGAATTAAAAAAGATTACATTAAAATCATTTAAAGAAAACTCAAAAATACCTGTTATCAAAGTAGTAAGAAGTATATTAGATTTAGGTCTATTAGAAGCAAAGAATTTCGTAGAAGCTTTACCTAAAGAGATTAAATCTGATTTAGAAAAAGACGAAGCTGATAAGATAGTTAAAGATTTAGAGGCTGCAGGTGGGGAAGTAGAAGTTAAGTAATGCCAGCAGTAAGTAGAGAAGGTGATGAATTATCAACAGGTCATATCTGTACATCAACAACAATATTAGATACACCTCAACAATCTACGGTTAGAGCAAATAGTATTTTAATTGCTAGAGTTACCGATCCTACTATAGCTCATCCAGCACCTCCAATGCCTCCTTGTCCAGACCACGTTAAATTTGTTAATGTAGGTTCTTCAACCGTTAGAGTACATAGTCTATCTGTTGCTAGAATTGGTGATAGTACAGACGCAGGACAAATGACTAAAGGTTCTCCAAATGTTTTTGCAGGTGGCTAGTTAAAGCCATATAAATATTAGAGTTATGGCAATATACGACTCATCAAGTACGAATAAAAGTAAAAGGAATTCAAGAAGATTCAAGGATATAGACCTTGATTTTGGAAGAAACCAGGTTACTAATGATGTCAATACCGTTGAAAACGTTATTGCTATTAAAAGAGCTGTAAAAAACTTAATACAGACAAATTTTTATGAGAGACCATTTCATCCTGAATTAGGATGTGGTATTAGAGGTTTATTATTTGAAAATTATACTCCTATTACAGGAATATTCTTAAAAAGAAAAATTGAAGAAGTAATAACAAATTATGAACCTAGAGTACAACTAGACTCTGTTAGTTTAGATGATGATCCAGATAGAAACAGATTAGTATGTGATATATATTTTTATGTTCACGGTATACCAGGTCCTCAACAGGTTACAACAATGCTACAAAGGTTAAGATAATAGATGTCGCAACACAAATTAAATATATCAGATTACGATTTTGATTTAATCAAAGCTAATTTAAAAACATTTTTACAAGGTCAAAAAGAATTTCAAGACTATGATTTTGAAGGATCAAGTTTAGCAATTCTATTAGATGTATTATCTTATAACACACACTATCTTGCTTACTTGGCTAATATGTCTAGTAATGAAATGTTTTTAGATAGTGCTGATATTAGAAATAATATTGTATCATTAGCAAAAATGTTAGGATATAAACCTAACTCTCCACACGCACCAATGGCTCAAATAGATGTTAAATTAAATACTGGCACAGGTTCATCGGTTACAATGGATAAAGGAACAATATTTACAACTAAAGTTAACGATACGGATTATCAATATGTAACCAATGAAGATATTACAATTTCTCCAATTAATGGTGTTTATCAATTTAATAATGTAAAAATTTATGAAGGTACATTGGTAACTTTTAAATATACTTTTAATGAAAGTGATGTAGACCAAAAATTTATTATACCAAGTACAGACGCTGATACAACAACATTAAAAGTTTCAGTACAAACTAGTGCTACAGATACTACAGAAAAAACTTATAATTTAGCAGGTGGTTATAATGATGTATCAAGTGATACAAGAGTTTATTTTTTACAAGAAGGATCAGATGGAAAATTTGAAGTTTATTTTGGTGATGGTATTGTAGGTAAAAAATTAGATGATGGTAATATAGTTATATTAGAATATATTGTTACCAATAAAGCAGATTCAAATGGTGCTTCAAAATTTTCATTATCAGGAAACATTGATGGCAATACAGATGTTACCATTACAACTGATTCAGTTTCGCAAGGTGGTGCAGAAGCTGAAACAAATGACTCAATAAAATTTAATGCACCTTTACAATACGCAGCTCAAGATAGAGCAGTAACCGCTACTGATTACGAAACGTTAGTTAAATCAATTTATCCTAATGCTCAATCTGTAAGTGCTTGGGGTGGAGAAGATGATGAAACTCCAACTTATGGTGTTGTAAATATTTCAATCAAAGCAAAATCTGGTTCAGTATTAACAGACTCAACTAAAACAGATATAGTAACCAAATTAAAACCATACAACGTTGCTTCTGTAAGACCTGTTATAAAAGATCCAGAAATAACTAACATACTAATAACTTCTAATGTTAAGTTTGATGAAAAGGCTACTACAAAAACTGCTGACAATTTAAAAACAGATGTTATTACAACATTAACAAATTATAATACAGGCACTTTACAAAAGTTTGACGCAATATTCAGATATTCAAAAGTTGTAGGTTTAATAGATGGTACAGATCCAAGTATCTTATCTAACATAACAACAATAAAAGCAAGAAAAGAATTTACACCAACAATTTTAACATCTTCAAAATATAATGTGTATTTTAGAAATGCATTATATAATCCACATACAGGACATAATAAAGATGGTGGTGGTATTTTAAGTTCAACAGGATTTAAAATTGATGGTAATGATAATGAAATGTTTTTAGATGATGATGGTTCTGGAAATGTTCGTATGTATTATATGGCAAGTGGTGTAAAAAATTATATTAATAATACGCAAGGTACAATTAATTATTCAACAGGTGCTATTACAATCAACTCATTAAATATTGCTAGTATATCAAATATTAGAGGTGTTGCTTCAACTACAATTGAATTAACGGTACGACCAAGTTCTAATGATGTTGTTCCAGTTAGAGACCAAATTATAGAAATTGATGTTGCAAATTCCAATATAACAGTTACCGCTGATAGTTTTGTAGGAGGAAGTGCTGAGGCAGGTGTGGGATACACAACTACTTCCAGCTACTAATGAATAATGGCAAAGTTTAATGATAAAATTTCAAACTTACTTAGCAATCAACTACCCGAATACGTAGTTAGTGACCACCCAAAGTTTAAAGAATTTCTTAAAGTCTATTATCAATTATTAGAATCTGCTCAGATATCGGTTACTTCTGTTAAATCTACAGAAGGTATCTTATTAGAAACAGAAACAAATCAAGCAAACAATCTTGTATTGGACGCAAGTAGACTTGATACAGCAAGAACATCTTTAGACGCTGGTGATAAAATTATATTTGAAACTTATTCAGGTACTGAATATGGAAAATTTACAAGAGGTGAAACAATTACAGGACAATCTTCTGGTGCAACTGCTGTTGTATTAACAGAAGATTTAGATAAAGGACGTTTATTCATATCTGCTCAAAACAAATTTATTAAAGGTGAAACAATTGTAGGTGGTTCTTCTAATGCATATGCAACACTAGATAGTTATAGACCAAATCCTGTAAACAATATTGTTGACTTAATTAAGTTTAGAGATCCAGATGGAACAATTGACCAGTTCTTATCAAATTTTAGAGATGAGTTTTTACAAACTTTACCTGAAGCATTAGCAAACGGTGTTGATAAAAGAAGTTTAATTAAAAATGTTAAATCTCTTTATCGTTCAAAAGGAACACAAAGAGCTCACGAAGTATTTTTTAGATTATTGTTTAATGAAGAATCACAAACGTTTTATCCTAGAGAACAAATATTAAGATTATCGGATGGTAAATATGATACATTAAAAGTTTTAAGATGTATTTTAGATGTTGGAATAATTGCAGATTTGGTTGGAAGAAAAATAACTGGTGCAACTAGTAATGCTGTTGCTCTTGTTGAAAGTCTTGCTAGTTTTCAAATAGGTGCTGATACTGTTTCTGAATTAGTTTTGAATTCAGATAGTATGGAAGGAAATTTTCAAATAGGAGAACAAATACAAGGTACTGGTTCAGATGAAGATGATTATTTTATTAAAGCAACTATAACAGGTATACCTGGTACTAAAACAATTACAAATGATGGTGCATTAAATTTAACTTCTGATACTATTAAAGTAAATGCAGGTGGTACTGGTGCTATATTTACCGTTGATGAAGTTGGTAATGGAAATATTACAGATATAGTTGTTGATAATGAAGGAACAAATTATTCAATAGGTGATAAATTAATATTTGATAATACAGGAACAAATGGTAATTATGCAGCTGGTTTCATAAGCAATATTAATGGAAGTATTGCAGGAGAAACAGCAACAAATGCTGACCAAATTATTTTAGAAGATGGTACAAACTCTATGGACTCTTATTCAGGAAGTGCCATAATGCAAGAAAGAGGAACAGGTAATGGAACAATTGACAAAATATATATTTCAAATAAAGGTTCTGGTTATAGTTCTTTACCTACGGTAACTATAGATACTTCAACAGGTAATAGTGGAACATTAAGACCTTGGGGTGATGACATTGGAAGAATTATTGCATTAAAAACTTCTGAATTAGGAAAAGCATATCAAACAAGTCCTGCACCAACTTTACAATTTTTCAATAGTGTATTATTAAAAGGTTCTACAGGAGCATTTAATATAGGAAGTTCTTGTACGTCAGCAAGTGGACAAGGAACAATTGTTTCTTGGGATTCAAATAAAAAGATTTTAAGAATAAAAAATATAACAGGTTCGTTTCCAGTAGGTGAAGTTATATCAGCAGATTCAGGTGGTTCAGGAACTATTGCAAAAAATGATGTTGCAACAGCTACAGTTAATGTAGTTGCAATTTCAGATACAGATGGAAGATTTATTAATGAAGATGGTAAGTTATCTGAAACTACAATGAGAGTACAAGATAGTAAATACTATCAAGATTTTTCTTATGTATTAAAAGTTGCTCGTTCTATTGCAGTATGGAGAGATTCATTTAAAAAGACAATGCATACAGCAGGATTTTATTTTACAGGTCAAGTTGATATTGCAAATAGAATTGATGTTAGAGCAGCTTTACCTATGGTTGGTTCAGTTTCTGGATCAGTTGAGATACCTTTATTCCAAATATTAAATACTTTATTCTCTACAATATTTGGCAGAAGATTAGGAACTGTAGATGATGGAACATCTTTAAGACCTAAAGCACACGAAGGTGGAACAATATATATGCCAGAAGATAATATTGAACACTTTGCAGCTAATCAAAGAGATTTAACTTTAACAAGACCTGGATTACATATTGATTATGTAAGTAGAAAAAGAACAACGATAGATGGAGTTCAATTTAGACAAGGATACGCATACGCAGGACCACGTTGGACAACACTTAACAAATATGCTAATACAATATTCAATACATCAATTGCAGGTACTGGACATACGTTTCAACAATTACACGCATTAAAAGTATTTGGAACAAGGTCTGCTTTAGATGGAAGAGCTGGTGCTTTTTTATTATCTTCTCATCCTGAAGGAAAAGATGTTAAGTCTAAACTTGCTATTCCGTCAATATTAACTTATAGTAATAACGAATTTAGTAATACGGTTACTAACTTTGCTCAAACAGGTCCAACTTTTGATGATACAACACCATAGAAACATTATAAATAGTAGAAACAAATAGAGAAATTTAAATGGTAAAACAATTAATCAATAGAGGATCAGCAGCTAATGACGGAACAGGTGATAACCTACGTAATGCTGGTCTAAAAATCAACGATAACTTTAATGAAATCTACACAGCTGTAGGTGATGGTACTAATTTAACAGGTTATATAAGATTTAGTGATGGTACAACTAACGTTGACCGTAATTTAGGACAAGATATTCAGTTTATAGGTGGTACTGGTATTAACTCAACAATATCAGGAAATCAAATAACTTTAGCTGTAGATGGTACAATTGTAACCACTACATCAACAAACGCACTTTCAAATAAAACTATTGATTTAACTGATAACACAATTACAGGAACATTAGCAGAATTTAATACAGCAGTTTCAGACGGTACTTTAGCTTCAACTGCTGGTTCTGAAACACTTACTAACAAGACTATTAATTTTGCAGATAACACAATTACAACTACAACAGCAGGTTTTAATACTGCTTTAACAGATGGAGATATTGCTACATTAGCAGGATCTGAAACATTAACAAACAAAACATTAACAAGTCCAGTTATTAACTCTCCAACAGGAGATGTTGCAACTAAAACTGGAGTACAGACTTTAACAAATAAAACACTTACAAGTCCTACAATTAACGGTGGTACTTTAAGTGGAATTAATCTATTTACCGTTGCAGATACATCATCAACGGTTTCAACAATTACTAGTGGAGATGTTTTAAAATTAATTGGTGGTACTGGAATAACAACAACTGTAAGTGGTGATGAGGTTACGGTAACTGCTTCAGGACTTACAAATGCTTCATTAAGCGGAAGTGCTGGAATTACAAATGCTAATTTAGCAAATGATTCAGTAACCGTAGGTTATACAGCAATTGCTTTAGGATCTAGCGCAACAACTGTAAATGGTTTATCTATTACAGGTAATGCAACACTACAATGTTCTGGTAATGCAAGTGCTATTGGATTTAATCACGCAAACTTTGCTAGTTTTCCAGCAGCTGCAACTTATCCAGGTTCTCCTGCAATTGATGAAACAACAACAAAACTTTATATGGCTTCTGGTTCTGGTTGGATTGAATTGTTATCAGAAAACTCAGCTGTAGAAAATTTATCTAATGTAAATACAACAGGAATTGCAGATGGACAAGGACTTGTTTGGAGTTCTTCTAATACAAGATTTGAGGCAGGTTCAGTTGGTGGGGCACCTGCTAGATACGAAGACGCAACAGCAAGATTAGCAGTAACCGCTAATAGTTCAACTTCATATAGATTTACTTCTCATTATGGAAATACTGACAACCCAGCAATTTATACAAGACAAGGTCAAACTATTGCTTTTGATTTAAGTGGTTTATCTGGATCACATCCATTTGTATTACAAACTTCAAGTGGTGCTTATAATTCAGCAAATAGAATTTCAACTGGTTTAGTACACGTAGAAAATGGAACGGTTACAACTGGATTAAATGCTCAAGGAAAAACTACGGGTACTTTATTCTGGGAAGTGCCACACGACCAAGATACAGTTTATTATGTATGTACTGCTCATAGTGCTATGGCAGGTACGGTAGTTGTTAATAAAAAAGGACAAGGTTTAGAGGCCTCATCAATGTGGTTATTAACATCCAATTTAGCATTAACTGGAAACTCTAGTTTTGCAGATATAACTGCTAACCTTTCAGAAAGTTCTTTAACAGGATATGGAAGATTAGGTGACGCTATGACTGAATCATCTGGAGAATTTACTTTTCCATCTACTGGTATTTGGGAAGTAGAAGCAGTATACAACTTTAGTGGTTCTGATGGTTATGGAAGAGGTGAAATTAAAGTAACCACTAATAATTCAACATATTCAACGGTTGCTCAATCGCAAGAAGAAACTGATAATGATGAATACGCAAGTATGGCATTGATGGCACAAGTTGATGTAACCGATACATCACAAGTAAAAGTCAAGTTTACACAAGGTGGAACCGCAACATCATTAGCAGGTGATTCAGGTTTTATGAGAACAGGATTTAAATTTAAAAGATTGGGAGATACATAAGATTTTTAGTATAAATATATGAAAGAGGATAATAAATGCCAGCAATTATAACGAATAGATTTAGAATACACAACTCGGAGCAATTCCAAGAAGCTTTTTCTGAAGCTTCAGGAAATACTTTTTATCTAGGTATAGGAAGACCGCAAGGTTTTGCTACTTCTACAAGAGCAGACGGAAGAACAAATAACGAAGGTACAGACGCTTTACCAATTACACCATCAGACAACGAAAATACACAAAATTACACATTTGACGATATGTTGGCTTGTAAAAAAGTAGCAGCTTCTAACGTTTCTTTTGTAATTCCAAGAAGAAACTGGACAACTGGCACAGTCTATGATTATTACAGACACGATTATGGAGATTATATAACAGGTGGAACAACAGCGCAAACTTCAAATAGTGGTGCAGCTACTTTATATGACGCAACTTTCTATGTTTTATCTTCTGCTAGAAACGTATATAAGTGTTTAGATAATAATAATGGATCAACTTCAACTGTAGAACCTACAGGAACATCAACAACAATTTTATCAACTGCTGACGGATACAAGTGGAAATATATGTACACTTTATCTGCTTCACAACAAGCAGATTTCTTATCTGTAGATTTTATGGCAGTTTCAACAAACTCAACAGTATCATCAGCTGCTATTGATGGTGCAATTAATGTAGTTAAAGTTAAAACAGCAGGTTCTGCTGGTACAGACGGAACACACACAGGAATTCCAATAAGAGGTGATGGTTCAAATGGTGCAGTATCGGTAACAATTAGTTCTGGTGCAGTTTCGGCTGTGACCGTTACCAACGTAGGATCAGGATATACATATGGTTATATTAGACTTGCAGATATTAATTCTGCTGGTGCTGGTTCATTAATTAGTACAGAATTGGATTGTATAATTGAACCAAAAGGTGGTCACGGATTTAATGCAGTACAAGAGTTAGGTGGTTTCTTTGTAATGTTAAATACAAGTTTAGAAGGAACTGAATCAGCAAACTCTGGAGACGTAACCGTTGCTAACGATTTTAGAAAAGTATCACTAATAAGAGATCCTAAATCTGGAGGTTCAGCTGCTACGTCAACAACAATGAGAGCAACTACAGCAGTTGTTGGTTCAGGAAGTACAGGTTCGTTTTCTGTTGATGAAAAAATATCACAAGCAAGTACAGGTGCAGTTGGAAAAGTTGTAGAATGGGATCCAACAAATAAGATTTTATATTTCATACAAACAAGACACAATGATGAGGGAGTAGATACTAACGGTAATCAAACAGCTTTTAGTGGCACAAATATTATTACAGGTGCAGATACATCGGCAACATTAACACCTGATACGACAACAGGAACAGTTAATAGTCAATCATTTACAAGTGGATATTCTAGTTCAGAAATTGACCACGGTAGTGGAGACGTAGTTTATGTAGAGAATAGAGCGCCAATTACAAGAGCTGCAGACCAAACCGAGAATATCAAACTGATTATAGAATTTTAGGAGAGTTAAATGCCAAGTCCAACAGATTTTAACCTCTCTCCTTATTATGATGACTTTAACGAAAGTAAAAAGTTTCATAGAGTATTGTTTAGACCAGCATTTGCTGTTCAAGCGAGAGAGTTAACACAATCACAAACACAATTACAAAATCAAGTAGAGAGAGTATCAGACCATCTATTTGAAAAAGGTGCTATGGTTATACCTGGTGAAATCGGGTATGATTTAAATTATAGTTCAGTAAAACTTTCCGCAAAATCAAACTCAACATTAGCAGATTATAATGGAATAGAAATAACTGGCGCAACGTCTGGTGTAGTTGCAAAAGTTGTAGGTGTTGCAGTTGCAGACGGAACTGATCCAGATACTTTATTTGTAAAATATTCTAAAACAGGAACAAATAATTCAGCAGTAGAATTTTCAGCAAGTGAAACATTAAATTGTACAATTAATAGTTTGGCTGCTACAGCAACAGTTGATTCAGTTCATACAGGTTGCGCTGCTCAAGTTCAAAAAGGTGTTTACTATATTAATGGATATCACGTTGAAGTTTCTGAACAAACAATTGTTCTTGACAAATATACAAACACACCATCATATAGAATAGGTTTAACAATTACAGAATCTTTTGTAACCCCTAATGATGACGCAAGTTTAAACGATAATGCTCAAGGAACATCAAACGTAAATGCTCCTGGTGCTCATAGATTTAAGATTCTTTTAACATTAGCTAAAAAATCTCTTACTGCTACAGATGACGCAAACTTTGTAGAGTTATTAAGATTAAAAAATGGTATTATTCAAAACCAAGTTAGAACAAC